GAGTTAGCCTCACAGTTTAACTTTATAGCACCTTGATTGGTGTTTCCTTTTACAACAACTTTTCCTGTTCCGTTTGGAGCTAACTCTAAGTCTGCATTTGACGTAGTGACAATATCGTTGCCATTTACGTCCAAGTTGCCACCCAACTGGGGACTTGTATCATTTACTACGTCAACACCTGTAAGACTTGCACCACTACCACTAAAAGCTGTGGCTGTTACTGTGCCTCCTATGGATACGTTATTGCTACCGTCTTCTACGACAATCTTATCCGCGATAGCTGTTATAAAAACTTCTTTAGTTCCTGCACCAAGATTGACAGCACTATTGCTATTTGAACTTGCTATGACAGATCGTGATAATGTGTTACCTGAAGAATTGTATGTGCCTAACCCTACTTCAAAAGCATTATTAGTATTATCTACTATAGCGTAATAAGTAGTATCACCATTTGATAAGTTTGCAGAAAAAGTTTCAAAGTTAGTCACAGCTCCACCAAGGGCTATAGCCCCCGTGCCTGTTGTTACAGTTGATTCTTTTACTCTATCTGCAAGTTTGAATGCCATTATGCTATCCTTATCAGTGCGTTGCTCGCATCGTTAGTTGGGAAGTTTATTTGGAACGTGCCACTTGATGCTGATTTATCTGCCCCAAAATCTAACACACATACAGCTTTATTAGAATCGCTTGAGTTGTATATTAACGCCCCTCTTGCAGTCAAAGTAACACTAGAGAATGTTAAAGTGCCAAACTGTGTTGTAGCTGTTGATGTAGATTTCAACGATGGATCAACTCGTGTTAACGTGCCACCACCCTGACTGTAATCTCCCGTGGCAGATATTTCGTTTGACGCTGACGTGCTATACGTTGTGACTGTAGCGTCCATAGTGCTGCTACTTCCCCCTAGATTATCATTACCCGCCTGGGAGTTTGTATACATGGCAAGTTTAAAAGTATCTCCTCCACTACTTTTGAAGTTGTGTACTCCTTCTAGTAACTCTTGCTTAAATGAATTACATAATGCGTTGCCTGAAAAAGCCATTATATTCTCCTTATGTGTTCTGCGAGTTTATCGTACCCTGCGTCTTTTATTGCATTATATATTGTTACCCTATCATGTTTTATAGCTTGTTTCATATACTCTAGTATAACACGCTCTAAATGACCACGAAATGCTTGTGCTTGATCTTTTATGGCAGGTGGTGCTGTATCACTTACAGCTATTATCTTATCTAAACATAACGCTGTCACTTCTTCGGGGGTCAAACCTCTGTTGTCGGTGGTTATAACATCCACACCAAAGTTTTCCCCCATTTTTATTGCGTTTGTTAACATTAACTAACCTCTACCTTATACGTTCCAGATCTGTAGTTATCTGTAACATTTCTACCCTCATATGCGTTTTTAAGCAATGTAATTGATTGAAGGTACAATTTCTCGTAATTTTGTATGACATCTGGTTCTTGTTTTTGAAACCGTACGGCTTCTATCAACGCTCCATTTAACAAGGCTGAATCAAAGTCATCACCCAAGAAAGTGTTAGTAGCTGTAACAATAGATGTTGGATAGTGACCATAGTAAAGTTCTACATTGTATGCAGCATCAGGTGTGGGTCCTAATATGAAAAACCCGTCCGACCACTGCGAATAATGCTTCGGTGTGCCTGTTGTAGTAGGGTTTGGGTATGCCTCACGCATAAAGTTAACGTCTTTATATAATAGAAAAGAATATACGTTACCTGCCGTGGTATATATAGCCATACTATACGCATAAAGAAAATCTGCAGGTAAGGCTAAATATCTATTACTGGATGTGGTTGTGGCAGACACGTTTTTACGTAAGGCAGGTATCTGGACAGTGTTGTATATCTTCTGTTCCGCCTGTTGTATAAACATGTTTACCTGTGCGTCTGTAAACGTCGTTTCACATATGTCCGCTATGTTTGTTTTTAAGTCTGTATAATTCATGTTGTCACCGTTACCGATCCTACACCACTAATCATTTTTAAACTACTACTCTTACTTAGTCCATAGTTGTTCTGCCCATCACCCACAGGATTCCAACCCCACGCATAGTTTCTGCTTTGTTCGTACCCTGCAAAATCAGGACGTGGATCACGTATCGCCTGGGGATCACGCACAGGATATAACCCTTGTTTGTTTTGTGGATGGTCAGGACTGAAACACTCTGGGCATGCTTTGATGTTTGTATCTCTGCCCCTAGTAATTATGTTTCGTAACTCACGTAGTTTAAAACGAAACCCGCAAATGTCACATTCAGCTATTGCCTTTCTGCTGGATGCAAATGCCACTAGATCCTCCCTACTCGTGGTACGAAACGTTCAGATACTTTCTCTCTGTCTTCACCAGCAGCGAGATTATACTGTTCGTCATAGTCAGCTTTCAACATCTGCACTCTGCCCGATAGTTCAGGTGTCTTCATAGCTATATTATACGCCAACCCTGCTACCAGACAGGGTAAGAATCTGAAGTTCATATCTGCTGTTTCTATACCATTCCCTGCATCTTCTATACGTCGTAATCGCCAGTATACAAAGCTGTAGGACTTGTCAGGCACGGGCCACAGGTTTATCCGTGGTGCATCACGTAGCCTTTCAACCCATACTTGAATAGGTCTACCGCGTATTAACTTGTTAGGGATAGACGCGAAGGTAGTCACACCAATACGACTTATGGTGAGATCAGATTGTGTAGATCCTCCGTCACCATACTGACCCCCAGAACCACTGTCACCTGTTCGTATTACTTGATCTAGTAGATCTATGGTATCCGCAGGAAGTGTGTATTGTGCTGTACCTGCAGTTACAGCTTGTATTGCGCTATCTATTGTCCAGAGGTTTAACCCTCTGTTTTGCCATTCTATGGTTAACAAGTTCATGGACCTACGGGCAGTTCTTAGGTCATACCCAGAACGCATTTCACGACCTGCACGTTCCCACGCCTCTTCAGCGATCTCCGTGAAGTCCATGTTAAATGCTGTAGTACCCGATGTCGCCATAATTAATCCTCGTCAGCAAAATAAGCGTCTACTTCTTTTAACAACTCACCTTTTGACTTACGTCTGTCTAACTCCACACCATGCTCACGCATCATGGCTTCTAGTTCTAGCTTTGTCATAGACTTGTAATTAGGAGAGTCATCAGATACTGTCGTGCCTCCCATAGACTTTAGTCTTGCTTCAGCTTCTTCTTTTGTCATTGGGTCAAACACAATAGTGGTGTGTGTCCCATCGCTATTCTTTTCTGCTATTTGGTACACAGGTTCTCCTGTTGCAAATGTACCATTCTGTATAAGTTCCATACTGCCTCCTATATATACTGTGTCTTTTTTCTTCTGTTTGCCATTACAGCACCGCAACCTCGTGCAATGCTTCGTTTACGTCGAGCAAGCCCACCGCCTTTTAGTTTGATAGGTCCACCTTTTTTCTTCTTGTCTTTTGCTAAGTCAGGTCGACCTTGCTGTATAAAAAACTGTTGTAAGCTTATGGTGTTTTGAAGTGCGTCATCGTCAAAGTATTTCTCTCTTAATCTTTTTTCTTCTTCATCCATGTCTTCTTCTCCTTGCAAGTCCGCCCGTTCGTAGTTTTACTGTAGCAGGTTTAGTATTTTTTACTACAGTTTTCCCTTTTGCGCCTTCACGTTTCTTTTTCTTGGCTGTAGTGGCTCGTTGGCTCTGAGACAGACTTCTAGCCTTTGCGGCAGGTAAACATCTGTCAGGATTCTTTTTATCCTTAGATGTACCGCAAGGACCTTTGATCTTTCCGTCTGTCCCTATACGAACCCACTTCTGATCTAACCACTTCTTAAGTTCACCCATTACTTCTTCTTTTTCTTTTTACCTTTTGCACCCTTTGCATAGTTAGGGTCTTTACAGTATTTAGAAGCCGCAAGGTTGGCGTACGCTGAAGGGTATGTATCGAAGGTACGTTTTGCCCACGCCTTACCAGCAGGACAAATTTTACCTCCTTTTTTGTAATACCTACGTAACGCCATGCCTTACCTCATTTTTGCGGGTCTTACACCTTTTCGTGCTATACCTGCGCCTCTTACCTTGACTTTAGTCTTCTTCTTACCGCCTTTAGCACCACCTTTGACCATCTTACCTTTAGCCATCATCTTCTTGACCATTTTACCGCCAGCCATTTTCTTGATAGCTCCACCTTTGGCATTACCTGCTCGTAACTTTGCAAAATCTTCTCCAGTTATCTTTCCATCTTTGTTCTTGTCTAGCTTTGTTTGCCCTCCAACAAGCTTACCTGAAGACATCATTTTCTTTGATACCATTTTGCCAGCAGCATAACCTTTCTTGGTTTTACCGCCCGCCATCATCTTTTTAACCATTTTACCACCAGCCATCATCTTCTTTTTGACTGTTTTACCTTCTGCTTTCTTTACAGCAAACTCAGGAACCATCTTTCCTGTCTTTGGGTCTTTCACCATCTTCATCTTATTATTCTTCTTCGTCATCTTCTTGCTCCTTGTATAGGTTATTAAAAACACGCTGGGTGTCCCAAACGTATTCGTAGTTCTGTTTAGAATGAAAAGTATGTTGATTCGGTCTGAAGTCTGGTGCGCCTTGACCAGTCTCAAACCACGCAGGGTGTGTGACACGAACCCGATTGTTAGGCAACGCAACAATGTTACCTGTATACTCTCCTGCATCTAACAGTTCAAGAACATGGCTCTGTTTGTGTTGGGCAGGATCGTCCGCTACTTCACTGTTTGTATAGTCCACAGGAAAATAGTATTTCGCAGGATAGAACTCTCCGTCTACC